TTATGTAATAACTTTACACTTTTTTATTACTTCAAATATATAAAATAAATAATTAGAAATATATATATAAATATAAATCTAAAAATATATATTAAAAAAAATATAGAAATACTTAAAAATAAAATATAATAAGAATAATGCTTTTGGGATAATATTCTATTTCTGCGAAATGTACTTATATTTTTCAACACCTCTTGAACCAAAGTATGCAACATAGGTTGTTATTAAAAGTGATTTAAGTAAATCAATCCATTCAACACTTACACCAAAATCTATATTAAGACTATCCATCAAAATTAAGCACCAGGTGGATATGGTAAGAAAGATTAACATCATTGGTCTTACATTCTTTGATAACCAACTATCACTTGACATATCGCTTGACCACCTTTTAGAAACTTCTTGTATTTCTATAATATCTAATTCAAGCAGTTTTAAGGCTTCTTCTTTGTCTTTAGGTGTAAGTACTTCATCTTTGCTTATAAGACCACCTACAAGCTTTAAAATACCAGCATCGGGTACAATATCACTAACACCTTTAAGTATATTTGGTGCAGCTTTAGTAAGGAATTTACCTACTCTGGTATCTTTAAACTTCTTTTTATTTTTTGCCATTGTTTTTATTCATTAAGTACCACTTATGTGCAGTATAAAAAATGGTTAAAAGTAAAAGTATAATCTTTAAAAATATATCAACGTTTGTCATTGAAAATAAAAATGTTCCCGTATTTATAAGTAATGTTTTGTAATCTGTTATCATTTCTTATCTATTTGTTTTAATTTATTTATTGCCCAGTTTACACCAGAAGCACCACCCCAAGCATCCCACATAATACCACCACAACCATCTTTGTAAGGTACGTCTTTATGTTGTTGATGTCTTTTAAAAGATGCCATTCTTGCAATAGTATCTCTTGAAATGTTTTCTTTTCTTGCTAATTGCCCAGCACGTGTCCAACCAACTTGAGTACCACAAGATGAACCATTTTCTTCTTTGTACTTTATAGCTTTCTTTGCATTGTTAGATGCACTTTCTGGATAGTCATTATAGCTTTCTAATTCTACTGCTTCACCTTTAAAATTCTGATAACAAATTGCAATAGCTTGTGATTTATCGTGGTATCTCATTAGTTGAGGCACACACCTAATCATATAATCTTTTTGGTTTTCGTTTTCTTTCTTTTTAGGTATTGGCATATTAATAAGTGTAGTACACACCTCTTTTTTTAGTTACTAATACTTGCTTTCTATTATTGTCTTTGTTATAAGAAACGTGTAACCATTTAGGTTCTTTTCCAAATTCCCAAATAAGCTGGTCAAACTCTAAATTGTCTTTTATCCAATGAAACATATCAAGGTTAGATTTACAATTTTCTTTACCACAAGCCATACTTGTAATGTCCATTGCTTCGCCTTTCATATGAGATGACGTTTTAGAGCCTTTTAAAGCAGTATTAAGTTCTAAAGACCTAAACATACTATTTACTTTAATTGGTGCATCTACCCACTCTCTTAATGGTTCAAACACTTCTTGAGCCAATAGTTTCATATTCTCAACTTGTTCTTCATTTGGTTTATTCTTTATGCCTTTTTGTTTAGCATAATTAGAACCAACTGCTTCTTTGTAAGAAATGTGTTTACTTATTCTTTTCATCTGTGATTAATTTAAAAGTTCCATCTTCAAGATTTACTTCTATGTTACCATACTTTTCTTCCAGTTCTTTCTTGTTCTTTTCTTGCTTCATTGAAAGTTCTGCAAACATATGAGATAGTGTATGTGACTGCGTAGCTAATAATCCTAAATCGTGCAAGATTGCTTGTTTCTTTTCTTCTTGTTTTCTAAACTTTCTTAATTCGTCTTTTGATAATTTCATAATATTGTTTTTATCAAATATAGTGATTATTTTTTTTTAGTAGGTGGCACTTCTGCATTTCTTGCATAACCATAAAAGCTATGTGCTGCCTCTACTGGGTATACCATAAAAGCGCCAAAGTCTAAATTTGGCTTTGCGCTCATAACATCGATGGCATAGCCGTCATAGTAAACTGCGGGTGTGATTATATTACCATCTGCATCGTATGTTGCTGGTATCTTTACAACCTTACCGATATAAACAACGGCTGCCGTATCTTTTGCAAATACTATTTCTCCATCTGTTTCAACTAAAACACCAATACTTAAAAGGTAGTCTTTGCCCTCTTTCTCTGTTGGAAAATTTGTTTTGTATATATTCATTATATTGTTGTTAAAGATTGTAATTCGCTATCGCTTAAAGCCTCTTTCCAAACTGCAAGTGCTTTTGTTTTGCCGAAGAATTTGCTACCTCCATTAGCATCATCAAAAGACAATCTGTTTAATGTGTCTATTGGAAATGTAATTCCGCTTGTATCTGTAGATATTTCAATTCCATTAACCCATAAAGCAAAATCATTAACTTTATATTTAAAAGCGACTTTTGCAAAATCTGTGCTGCCAGATGGATTATAAGTAAAATCAAATTGATTAACGTTTCCAGACTTTAATATTACCCTTATTTGATTATTGACGTTATTTCTAAAATGAAAACTTATAGAATTGTCATCTGTTCCATTAGAAAGTGAAATATACCTATTTATATTATCAGCAGAAAGAACTGCTATCTCTGCATATAAAACACCCTCTGTGCTATTTATTGTAGCTAAACTACCGCCATTGGTGCAAACGTCTTGGTTACGTGTAACTGTTGAGCCAGAGGTTGGTATGTAAGATGTTGCGTAGGATTGTTGTTCTAATTGTGCGCCCCAAATTATAACTTCAGATAAAGTTGCACCAGCACCTCTAAAATCTACTGCGTAAAAAAGGTCAATACTTGAATGTGATATATCAAATCTTTGCCATTGTTCTGTTATAGTAAACAAAGCATTGGTATCTGAATTATGGTTACATAAGTTAACTGTACCCGTTCCGCTTAACGTCCTTGCGTAAATTGATTTATGTTTTCCAATAGCTCCACCTACAGCACCCGTATATAAGTGAGATTGGGTACCCGTACTTGTAACTTTATAAGCACTATTTGTTCCATCTGGTGCTAAATACCCACTTTCTAATGATACATCAATGTCATTCCAATAACCATCACTAAATAATTCAGATTGTGTTATTAGGTTGGTACTCTGCGGTTCAAACAACCAACTTCCGCACCCCGAATTAGGTACTATATTACCGCTACCATCAAAACTGAAACCCTCGTAGTTTATTCTCGGTAGGTTAGTATCGTCTGTTATTTCTATTACTGAAATGTTTGTTATAGAGCCGTTGAATAAACCAGATGCACTTGTAGCCAAAGCATCAATTGCGGTTGCAGAAATGTAAAAAGAATAAACCCCATTAGCATTTACAAAAGGAGTAAAAACACCACCAAAATAAATTCTTATGTTTCCAGTTACATAGTCATCTATTGTAAAATCTATTTTATATAATTTACCGACTACCGAAGATATAATTGTTTGAGATATTGCGTTGTTAGTTGTGCCATCTGCAACCGCCTTATCCTCTCCAATACTCCACCCAGTACCTAAATTCCAATCTGTAGAGCCATTAGAAAAGTCGCCATTCTGCACCAAATTACTCGATAGTATCTGTACGTTTTCAACAAGACCTTGAGCATTTACGCGCGTGGCTGCTGAATTTCTGCTGAATTGAAAATCTCCGCTCCCGTCGTCTGGTTTTATACATAGTGCCTCGCCGTTATTGAAGGCGGTTGGGGTTAGCACTAAACTACTTCTATCAAGTAAATTTGCCATATTATTGTATTTTTTCTATTTTATCTAAAATTGCTATGGTACAGGTTTGATTTTCGTAATATGTTGCTCTCGCTTGTAAAGTTGCGAGTAAATTCGGTATACCACTACCGAATAACATCATCATAACTCTGCGCCTACTCATTATAGTACGCTATCAAAGTAAGAATCCAAAGCCGTTTTTAAAGCTGCGAAACTTGCGTATGATGTGCCTGCCTCGTCTTGTAAATCCGAGTAAATTGTTTTATCTAAAACACTAACGTTATTAGTTGTTTTAATGATAATAAAATCCCCTTGCTTTTGTCTTTGGATTTCACAATACGCAGGGTAGCGGTATTCGATTCCGTTGTCTAAAACTAGCTCTTTTGTAATTGTATCGACGTAAATTTTCATTTTTTATATATTTATTATGTTGTTACTGATATAGTCCACCCTTTAGCCTCTAGGCTTGCCTTTGCTGCTAGTCCTACAGAGCTAGGAGCTTGCCCTCCTGTTTGGTCGAAAGTTCCGTTAATCTGTCCTGCGACATCTAGGCTTTCGAGAATGTTATCTATTGATTGCGTATTTAATCCTGTATTTCTAAAAGCCTGCGTAAAATTCGACGCTGTGCAATTATCAAAAGCGTTAGACGGGAAAGTCTTTAGTAATACGCAACCTTGCCACGTTGAAATAAAAGACGTACCGCTACTAAAATCTAACAAAGGAAACTCCGTTAAAACTGCGCAGTCTTGCCATGTACTATCGAAATCCTCGCCTTTGCCCGTATCTATTAAAGGGAAACTTGTTAAAGCCTCGCACTCGTCAAAGGCTTGCTCGAAATTTGTTACATTTGCAAAGTTGCCTCCGTCTGTTGCTGTTATCGTTAAATTTGTGCAACCGCTAAAAGCGTCCTCTTGACTCGTAGAGCCTAGTCCGTATATCCCGAAATTAGATAACTCTATTATTTTAAGTATATCCGCATTACCTGTAAAATCAAACGCAGGGAATACACCCGAAATACTTACTTTGTGAATACCAGAGCCAGACGGGAACGTGATTAAATGTTCGCCCGTTAATCCTGTAGCGCTATATCCCTCGTCTGTTGTTACATCATATAAGAAAGTTCCTGCGCCCGTCGTGATATTAAAAAAGTCTGATGTCGCTATAATGTCGGTATTAACAAAAAACTCTAAGAAATTGATGCTTTCGTTATTAAATATGGTAAAATCTGTGTTAAAGTTACTTAAAAAATATGCTTGGTTATTCTCTCTAGCTTTTAGCGTTATTGTAGAGCCGTTCATGGCGCTTTTTTCGCCTCCCGTTCCTGCGCTTATTGTAACCTCTCCGCCGTTCCATAGTCCTATAATTCTATAGTTTCCGTTACGGTCTAATATGATAGCGCAATAGTCTTGCCTCATTAATTTGTATACGTTTAAATCTACAAAACTACGAGGTATTGTAAAGCTCAAGTCTTGAGACCACTCTACGCCGCCGCTTGTAATGCTTGCATTTTCTGAGTAGCTAATATTTACAGCCTCGTATTCATATATCGTAGTTTGTGGAAACTGAGTAATATCTTGAGCGTCTGGATTTCGTCCTTTAGAAAAACCTCCAAACAAGACATCGCTAACCCCATACTTTACGTAAGGGAATAGGTACAGCTTGTCGATGCCACCTTGAAAGTCTTTGCAGGATTCAGTATATCCGCGTTGTATGCTACAAATTGCCATATATTAATAAGAGATTATATCGTCTGGACTCTGTGGGTACGGGTTTTGTATTCTATTAGACGGATTACCAAAAAACCAACCGCTCCGATTAGAAACGTGTTTAGATGCGTCTACGCCGTCCTGCGTTGTCTTATATTCGTCTAAATGATTTAATACTATCCACTCGTCAAACCTATCTATAAACGTGTCTGCCATGCCTGCGTAAGTATTTGACAATCTAGTCAACTCCTCCGCACTCATTAACTGAGCGTTATCTGAGGTATGCGAAACAGAGCCTCCATTAGCTACCATATAGTTACTAATTAGCACGAAATTTGCCACCGTTTGGTATTTGGTTATCGGTTGCACATATTTAGTGTATAATTCAAGGTATAATCCTGTTAAATTACCTGCGTCTGCGCCTGCTAGTATTACGTCGTAAAGTTCCTGCCCTAACAATGGTAAAATTGTAGTGTTTTGTACGTCTGAAATTACAAATATAAACTTGTCGTCGTCCACGTTACCGCCTACTACGGTAGATTGTTTTATCTCTGTCGGGGATATAAATAGAAATTCTGCCATATCTTATGCGTTATGAGGTTTAATAGATACTATATTCTCATTTGTAGGTACTTTGTATCCCTTTCTACGTGCCTCTGAGGTACTAATAGTTTTAGCTAGAGGCGAGTTAACGTCTAAGCTACTACCTTTTTTTAGGTATATCTCTCTTTGCCATTTGTGGCGACAAGTTCCCTGCGGAAATTTACTAGACATTTTACCTCCGCCTTTATATAACCAAATACTATAATTATTTGTGCCGCCTAGTCCAAAGCCGTCGTTTATTCCTGCCTTATTCATTTGCAAAATATCCTCTTTGCGATATAGCTTATTAGCTTGCATCATTTTTCTGCAAAATTCTCTTTGCGGATTTGGGTTTCCTACATATCTGTAGCGTATAGCTATCTCTTTGCTATCTTGCGCACTCTTTGAGTTAGGTCTAGCCGTTCCTGTAGACGTTGCAAACTCTACTAAATCGTACAAATCGCCGTCGGTATCGTAATCAACTTCCGCACTACTTAGCATCGTCCACTCTGAGGCGTCTAGGGTTTCGCCTAACTCTATTAAACTATCTGCTAACTCTGTAGGCGCTCCGTCGCTCATGCAAACGTGAGAGCTTAACTCTGCGGTCTCCTCTTTAACTTCTATTTTCTCCTCTGTTAAAGGCGCAAAGTATAAATCTAGGTTAATACCGTAATGCACTAAAACCTCCTCCAAAGCCTCGATAACAAAATCTTGCTTTGGCTTTATTACTCGCTTAATAGTTTGGCGCTCGCTCATATCCATCTCGTCGGCTACAGAGCTAAAACCACTCGCAGACGATAAACCTACAAGACTTGGACTAATTACTCTGTGCGCAGTCATTAACTGCGTTTTAGCTTGCTCTGTTAACGTATCCCATTGTTTATGGACGCTACTATTAACAGGAAACGGCGTTACGTCTATAGCTACCTCTTGGTCATTAAAGCTGATAATGAAATTCGAGCTGTTCGAGCTAGACGTAAGTTTCTTTTTTACCTGTCTTTCAAACTCCTCTTTTTCCTCTGGAGTGTAATTAGTTCCGTTTGGTATATTGATAATATAGCCTGCGCTTAGTCCGTTTTTAATAGACGAGATGTACATATTCGACAGCTCCTCCTCGATTTCGGCAAATACTAGCGCAGAGCTATAGTCTGGACTGCCAAAATATTGATTTCCTACGGTGTAAGGTCTAGCGACAAACATCGAGTTACCTTTTTGCGCTCCAAACGCAGGAAATGAGATAGGCGTGTAATCTATATCGGTATATTTCTGCCAATTTCTAGAAAACCAATACTTCTCTATTTCGTTTTTTTCGTTTGCAATCGCAGGAATTAACATCTCTTTAGGTACGTGAGTCAAAGAATGTAACTCGCCGCCCTTGCTTTCGATTATCTCAAAAGAAAACTCGCCGAAAACTTGAAAGTCTCGCACCATTTTACGCAATTCTCTAGGTCTTAATATCGTTTGTAGCCTCCCCCAACTTTCTGCGCCTAGCGATCCGCTCGATGTACGTAGTCCTTTACCATATATTAGGGTAGTATAGGACTCGTTTATACTCGCATTTGTAGGCGAGCCGTTATTTCTGTCGATTATATAATCATAATACTGATT